GACTATTTGACCCCATCTCAATTTCAAATGGTGTCAACCACGATTCTTCAACAACCATAATATCTTTCATAATCTTTTTAAACGTGTCAGTAGACCCTATAGGTGTTTCTGTACCACCTGTTGGGTTTGAGAAGGTTAGGAATAACCCTTCAAAAAAATCTAGTTGTTCTGCATTGAATACTCCCCTTAATTCTTGAATGTTCGAGTAGTCGTTATCTTCACTGAATCTCCAAGAATCTTGTGTACTAGCTGATGGGTTAATTTTCTTAATGTACGAATTAGGTTTTGGTCGGTATGACGCTTTATTTTCTAGGTATCCGTAATTAGGTAATCCCCAGATTAATCTACTAGCCCCATTATGTATAGCGTTGTTATTAAATAATGTTGTTGTGTCTGGTTGGGAACCAACGTCTGTATTTGGAAGGGCCCCTGATGATGGGTAAAGTATATAATACCTACTTGGTTTTTCTTGGTTTACAAACTTAGCTCCTAGATTTTCGTCAGTTACAGTTAGTGAATCTAACCACACGTCATAAAATTGTACTATTGTTGTTCCTGATGGTTCTGGTGCTGTATCTTTGTGTTTAATTACTGTTATCTCTGAGTTAACTTTCACACTTAATGGTGCTGTACCCGCTCCAGTGTCTATTGTATTGGTTAGATTTGTTGGTGACGTTATTATTTGGGCACCTGTTGTTATATAGTGTATAGCTTGTATAATCGTAGGATAAACACCAACGTTCATTATATTTTCTGGTACTGGTGTTGCCGCGATTGGATTGGCTGGTACTTCGGCTATAAAATCTCTAGTTGTAATATCATCATCATAGGTATACACTCTTGTTATTAATTGACCTACTGGGTCATAAACATTTTCTGGGCCAGTACTTCCGGAACCACCTATATTACCCCAAACACTTAACATTGGGTCTGATAAAGCACCTAACCTTACCGTTTCTTTATATCTCCACCATATAGACCCAACTCTCATTAATAACGAAACTGGTACGTCATGTAATGCTGGTACCTGATTAAATAACTCCGACATATATGAACCAAAACTATCATCAGGACCATTAGCAACACCTTCCCCACCTATAACTTTTTCTCTAAATGTTGGTAGTGGTAATGAATTTAAAAATAGGTACGCTGCCTCTTTATAGGATTCCTTAACGCCGGACAGTTCGTTTGTCACACCTTTTAATAATGAATTTATAAAATATGGTGTATTCATCATTGAGGTTACTCTTTCCTTACCTTCACTGATAATAAGTGGGTCTGTTGATATTCCTGTGCCCGTTGTTCCTGAAGCAGATTTTAAAATACCTTCTGTTATTAGTAATGGGTGTTGTCCGTTAACCATTTTCTTGTAGTAACTATCTACTAGATTTTTGTCTGCTATTTCAAACATTTTACTATACCTATCCCTTAAAACCATCTCTTCCATAGAATCTAATGTGGTAGCATCAAAAGAATACATAACATTATTATAGTAGTATGTGTTGGCTGTATCTCTTAGTACGTCTGTTTCGGGAAGATTATATTCTAAATTTTTATGTATACTATAAAAGTCAGTACTACTAGCTGTATAAGCTCCAGCGAAATTTAGACGTGCCCAATTGCCACTGTAACGTGTTGGAGCTAAGTCAAATAGTCCGTCCGCTGCCTTATCTTTCTTTAAAAATTCTTCACTTTTTGAAAAACTCTCGGTCGATACTTGGTATGGTTGCCCCACATAACTAAAGTCGTAAGTTTTTCGAACATATATGGGTAGTACAACGTCTTCTATAGAATACATTAGATATGTTGAAGGGTCTGAGTTTACTAATATATCTTTAAGTTGGTCAACATTATTAATTTTACTAAATAACTCTTTAAGGTTAGAAAAATCCTTTATTACTTTATATAGGTTATTAGCGTCATATTCTGATATTTCATTAATAGAATCACCCATACCCTGGGCATAAAGTGTGCCCATAGCGGCTGTAGTATATCTAGTCGTCAAACTACCATACCTCACACCTTCTTGAGCTCTATTAAGTATTTCAAATAATAATTCACTGTAGTTAGTATATTCACTATAAGGTTTTTGTATTGGTAACCAATCTCTAACACTTATAGGTGTATAGTCTCTAAATCCTGACGAACTTACAGCGTTAAATTTAAAATCCGCAGATTTATAAACACTTGACTTGGTGTATTCTTCTACGAAATCCACTTCTGGCCATATTTCTTTATTATTCCCTTCTGTGGTATCTATAGCATCTTCAGCTCCAAGATATGTTATCACGGAAGTTGTACAACACTCTTTTTCCTGTTTTGTTACAGAATATTGTGGCCAAGGAAAAACAACCCCAGTTTTTTTTGTGTCGTTCGATTCTTTAGACACACTCAATCTTTTCTCATTTTTACTACTTTTCATAGCTTTTATATGGACATCATCAAGTAACCGTAGGAATGTATCAGCCCCACTCATTATTACAGCAAAAACATTACGTATTGTAGGTTTAAATCCAATTTCTTTTTCTAGTCTAGTATTTAAAACCTCAGTTATTTCTGTTGTCATTTTTTTTGCTTGAGACTCTGGGCCACCATTAAAAATCTTGAATTGTTTTTTCCATAACATCATAATACTACCACCATAAGCATCGATTACAAAGTAACTACCCTGTGTTGCAACCAATTTAGATGTGTCTTTTACTTCGGGACCATGTGGGCCGTTAACCATACCTTGATTAAGTGCTACCCCTTTTAATATGTCGGTTGGGTCTGGGAATTGGGAATTTACTTTATATAATCCACCCGCACCAAATGTTGGGTTTTTATCTAATAAGTCCTTATATTTTACTATTATTGAGTCTAGTGCTTCAGATGCTTTCTGATGGATGGTAGTTCTGTTTATATGGTACTTTGGTTGGGATGCATCGGTAGGCATATTTTTTAGTGGGTAAGCACTTACGGTCTTGGTTTGACCACTGGCAATTGTTTCTGACGGGACAAGAATGCTTAGGTTTTTAACATTTGCCACATCTAAGTATGTATTCTTCCAACTAGTTTTGGATTTCCACAATTCTTTTTTAAAATTCTCAAGTTCTTCACTGTATTGTAATTTATCTGTTGTAGCGGCTAGATTAGCTTCACCAAATAACCTACCTAAGTCATTTTCTAATTTATTTAAAATGTCCAATAAACTAACTACCGTCATGTCTTTAGGAAAATTCTCGTCTATTAACCCTTTCTTTACATATAAACTGTAAACTTCAGATAAAATATCCATACCTTTAGTCGCTGTTACTCTTGACCCGTCAGGACTAGTTTGTGATGGGTACATATATGGGGCTGTGATAGCGTGGTGCATATTAATATCCCTCAATAAAGCTATGTGGTTCCCAATAAAATCACAAGTAACTAAATAATCACCACTTGCTGGGTCAAATCTAGAGACAAACTTGGTTAGTGTTAGTTGGTATCTTACGGCTTTACCGTAGTACCCTTTAACAACTAGGAAAAAAGTTGGGTATGGTAGGTGGAAAAAAGCGGTGTATGGGGTATTTGTTCTAGCTTGTTCAAAAAGTGTTTTCCCCCTAACATCCGTGAAATTAATTTGTACTGAAGGTATATAACTAGAATCTACCTTTATTGATATTGATGTTATCCCAAAACCTTGTATATCTTTTGGGTTTGTTGTTCCAATAACTTCGTCGTCTTCATTTCTAAGTTTCTTATTTATTTCTGGATTAGTGAACCCATCTGCCCAATCACTATTTAGTTTGTTACCACCTTTTGGTTTTAAGAAATTTAAGTCACCATCGAATATATCAATAACAACTTTATCACTATCTCCAATACCAGATATTATCTTACTTCGTGGGAATATTTTTGCTGTTAAATTTACATACATTATTAGTTCTTCGTGAGCAACTAATCTATCTTTAACTTTACCACCGATAACAACCTTATTTGGGTCGACTACAACTAAATTATTACCTACTGGGTCTGTGTATATATTTCCGGTAGTTATTTTATCTGCCATAATAGAGGAAGTGTTGGTCTATTTTTGATTTATATTCCTCTAGTGATGCTATTAGTGGGAATGGTACACGTATCATGGTACCGTCCGGTATACTCCATTCCTGACCACCGTAAGATGGGTTTGCTAACATAATTAACCATCCATAATATGGTACATCATAAAATTGTTGTGATATTTTATCCAACCTACTCCTACCTACTTTATATAACACTTCTTTATCACTAGTGTTAACTTCTAACACTATAGATGGAACGATAACAAAGTCACCATTCTCAATAAATTCACTATATCTATTATAATATCCCATAATTAACTAATATACAATTGTTCTATTTTTTTAAAATTAAAATTATTATTATTAGACCCCACATTACGACTAACTAAATTCCCCCTAACTAACTCTTGAGCCACGACATTTGTTGATATGGTGTATCCAACATTAAAGTCTTTATAATATGGGTTTAAGCTGCCTTCCAAAACGGAATAACCATTACTAAGTGCGTTGGTTATTTTATTTTCCATGTTGGATACGTCGTACCCAACCCAAGATATTACAATATCGTCTACCAATCTTTTAAAGTCCAAATATACTTCATATCTAATACCATTTATACCTTCCGGGTCTATTTTTAATAGTTTGTCATACATATAACCGTCTCTATATTTTAATAAGGTACGTAATTGATTCTTATAATTACCCTTAAAGTTAAATGTAATAACGTTATTTGTACACATCTTATTTGAGAAGAATAGATATTCACTACCACCGGTATAGATTCTATTAAATGTGGGGGAAACACTTTTAGTTATATAATCATTTAAAAGACCTATACTATTGTTATATTCTGTTCTTAGTGTTGCTACTTCAGTGGCTGCTGTTAGTTGGTAGGCTGTGACCATACCCCCTCTAGGTGTTAAGAATTTCCCATCATAACTATTATTTGTTATAAAATTTAATTTATCCGCTGAGTCTGTTAAGGTTTTTTGTTGTACCCTAAAACTATTAACCGTAGACATTACCACGTTAGTTTTGTTAGTCATTTGTTCTTCTAAAATTTCTAACAATATATTTTTTACGTATAACTTTTCATCACCTAAAGCTGTTGTTGTGTTCAGTTTGGTTTGGATTAGTGTAGTTTCTGTTAATATCTTATTCTTTAGTTCTGTATAGTCTTTTGTTAGTCTACCAAAAATATCGTTGGGTATCCCTAGTAACGAACTACTACCTAAACCTAAGGTACCTTCTTGGAATCTTCTGTCATACATAAATTCCTCCACCATTCCTAGATTATATTGTAGGAATAACAACTCTATTCTATTTTTAATATCTAGTGAATAGGATTTACTCCCGTCCACAAACGAATTTAATAAATTTTTATATTTTATCTTTGCCATATTATTCTGTAAATTCTCCTATAGGATTACCATCCATATCCATCGCTCCTGCGGTTATTAATGTTACATTTTCAGCTATAAATTCTTCCGCGGCTGTTCCTGTAAGTTTTTTAGCTTCTTCATTCGTTGTAGCTGTTGGTTCGTATAATTCTGTATTAGCAAAATAATTATTACTTAAAGCGTTCTGAAGTTCTGATACTGGAGCTTCCAGTCCTTGGCCACCTATATATTTAAAGTTCATACTTACCGTAGCTATCATAGGTTGTACACCAATCCCCTCTGGGTTTAAATCAAACACTAGTGGGTCGTAACTAAAACTTACAGAATCTACAACTATTTTTGTATGGTAAAAATCACCAATCCTTAACACACATATAGGTGGTGTACCAAAAGCTGTATTTTCAGCGTCTACATCTTTTAGACCGTCCTCTGTTTTGGTTTGTATTGTATTACCGGGTCTAGTACATTGTAATAGAAATGTCAATCTACTATTAAGTCCTTCTGGTGTTGTTGAGTGAAATGATGGGTGAAAATACTTTAACTTACTCTTAAGTGAGTTATATACGAATTCATCATTCTCTTCCAAATATTTAAAGTAATTTTGTTCACCCAGTAGTTTAGCTAAAATTTTATCAGCTTTAAGACTCCATTCCGCTGGTTTGTCCGTTGTGTTTGCATTTATAGCAGCAGTATCCGGGTTGGGGTTGTCTGGGTCAGAACTCACATCAGCTTGTGGTACTGATTCTGATTCAATATCCTCATCAGCTTGTGGTATGGACCCCTCCGCATCCTCAGCAGCTTTTTTTGCGTCAGCCCATTCCCATATTTGTGCTTCAGTACAAGATTTTAATGAGTTTCCATAAAAATAATTTGTACAGGAGTTTAGGTCCCCGACTTTAGGTGTTGGAGTTATCGATTCATTTGTCGGTTGTACTGGACCTGTACTTCCCTGAGCGTCAGCTATATCAACCCCAACCAAATTTGCTAAATCATTAATATCATCCAAAGAAAAATTACCAAATCTTTCAGCTAATTCCCATATATCATATTTCTTACACCCAGCAAAAAATGAATCTAATATTCTGTCAGCTACAAAGTCTGGTTTATTTTTTAATTCTTTTTGAGCTATAACATTTAATATCGATGGGTGGTCAACTACAATCTTAAACCCTAAGGTACCAATCCTTTCTGTGTAGTTGTAAGTGTATATTGGTTCTGGTCTTCCTAAGAAATTAATAGAGTTCCATTGTGCTGAATTAGTATCACCAATACTTAATTCATATGGTGGAAACCACATAATTCTACCACCATTAGGGCCTTTCTCTGCAGCTGGTAATGAAGTTTGTTTATCACTACCTCTCCAAGCTAAATTTTCAATAGAGAACATATACTTTTTAACACCGTCTTTGGTTACATTACCATTCTTACCATTAACTTGCATTATTGGTGCTATACTTAAATTCAATAAATCGTCTAATACTGAGTCCTCACTACCCCTCAATAACCCCCCACTTTTTTGTAAATTTTTAAATTTGTAATATGGATTGTCTTTTGTCCAGGTTCTACAATATTCGTTTCCTGAAGCTAACCCCATTTCGTACCATTCTGGGTCTTCATTTTCAACTAATCTAGCTCCCGAACCTTTTGGGATATCTTTGTACCCATCATTAAATATTTTAGATGTTTGGTCTATAGCGTTACCTACATGTTTTCTTCTAGCTCCACCCATCATAGGTGCTGAATCTATTAATTGTTGTGTTTGGTCCAGTATACCACCTTTTCTTTTTGGTTTTTGGTTGGACCTAGTTTGTAACATGTTTGTTGGTGACTCTAGTGAGGCAAATGACGTTTTACCGTACCACGTCCAACCACCCGCTAAACTACCACCACCCACATACGTCGCACCTTGTAACCCAAAAAAGTAATGACCCCATAAAGCTGTCCCGTCTACCGTTTCTAATTCTTTAGCTAATGACGACGGTCCATACACAAGTGCTCCTGTTGTTCTACCGAACTCATCTCTAGGTACAGCGTCCATAGGACTTTGTATTTTTCCTGGTTCAGATTCTTTAGAGCCCACGTAATAAAATGATTCAACTTTATTAACACCTTTTTGTGTTCTGGCTCTAGAATAATCTGGTCTATATACGTTATATTTTAAAGAATCAAACAAACTAGATTGTTGGTCTTTACCCATATACTCTATAAACTTATCACTAGGTACTGGTATGGAGGCTGAATTAGACGGTATATCATTACCACCAGGAGTAAACATATTTACAATAGCATTAGCTGTAGCTTGAATATTCCCCAACTCACTAGTGTAACTAATTCTATTACCCATCAACCCGTTTATATCTGGTATAAAAGGTGGGTTTAGGTAATCACCTGGTATGTTGGAGTCCCCATAGTATAGGTTGGCTAGTCTGGAAAGGTAGTCTGTACCTTTTATGACGTCTTTTCCTGGTGAAGTACTTATATTGAATTTTGCACCACCTTTATCACTATTGTCGTATAATTCTTGTTTTTGGTTGTACCCGAGATTCCTTCTTAAGTACCCGGCAGACATTTCAATTAAATGACTGTCACTTAATATTTTACTATTTAAAGTACTTATAAGACCATTAGTTATGTTAACGGTTTCTAATATTTCCGATGGTGTATAGTTAGCGGATGTAAACGTTTTAGGTTGTAGTGAGTTTAGTGCTACATACTCAACCCTACTATCACCAAATAATTTATTAACATTAATTGTTTGTACATCCGAATAACCACCTTCAGGACCATACATATTATCTAAAAATAAACTTTCTTGTGTACCTTCACTTTGTTCTGAAACAGTTTTTTGGTTCTTTACGTTTGTAAAATTTATTGTTGTTTCTTTTTTCCCTGGTTCGTGTATGCCAAATGAAGGTGGTATAGGGTTTGACTCTGCGAGGTATGAACTTTGTAAATTTTTACCTAATAAAAATTTTCTTAAAATCTCTGTGCTACTAGTGCTTATAGAATAGTCCCCTAAACCATATGGATTTTGTATCCCTGTATTTGTTCCTACACTCATAATTATTATTTTATTATAAATAGACCTACACTACTTTATACTAATTTACCCGGTACCCAATTTAGTTTGTAATAACCTTTTTAATTGTTGTATGTTTCCGGTACTTAATTGTTTTATTAACCTATCCACATCAATATTAGCAGATTCATTATTACCTTCAAGTTTAATTGTCCCTTCTACTAGTAAAGGAACATCCGTACCTTTAGTTATGTTGGTATTACCTTCATTTACCACACTATTTAATGTTTCGTTTCTATTATTTATATCACCCATCCCTAACTCCTGGTCTAGTTTTGTCCCACCAATAATTAAATCGTCTTCGGCGTATTTGATTGCTGGTTTTCCTGGTCTTAAAACAAAGTCACTAGCACTTTCAACATCACCCAACCCTAACACCTTTAAAGCTGGTTTCATCACATTCTCGTACATATCACTACCCATTTCAGTTTTTAAGTCACCCATCATTTTTGCTATTGCTTTTGGGTCGCCCCCAGCTAATATATCTAATTGGGCATCGTCTAATAACTCCATTTTACCAGCCATTGTTTGTGAGAAAGATTTCATTAAGATTTTACGGTCATTACCACCAAAAGATTTAGCCATAACCCTCATAGCACCATCCATAGCGGCTAGATATTGGTTTGCTTTTTCTGCGGCAGTAAGTTGTTGTCCGTATATATCACTATCACTCATACCATCCTTTCTTAACTTTTCCATTTGTTCTTCGGTTAAATCAGCTACACTAACCATTTCTTCAATTCCAGGTATTTTAACTTGTGCTGTACCGTTTTCACCAATCGATGCCATCGACGCAATTAGTTCTTTATCGGTCTCACTCATATCCCCAACAAACTCTAACTCAGAAAATACAGCAGCTCTTCTAGCTGACTTTACAGCTAAATCAGCTAATTCTTGGTAGTCCATACCCATAGCTTTTGCTTGGTCTCTTAATTGTCTTCTTGACCCTGGTGATATTATAAATTTATTAGTCTCTGTGTCAAATGTTGCTGAAGCTGCAGCTGTATCAATTATAGCTTCTTGTAGACCTTCCAAATCATTAGTTGCCATATACATCAATTTAAATGGGTCTGATAAATCTCCTACAGCTCCACCAATAACTTGCATTTGGGCAGCAAAATCAATTGCCCCTTCTGGGTCTAAGAAATTCTCAGCCAAAGAAGTTACTTTACCCATTTCTAAACCTAAAGACTGTCCCCTAGCTACCATCCTTGATAACCCTTCAACCCCACGTTCAAATCCGTATGTGTTAATTAACTTAAGTTCACCAGCCATTGACCCTAGGAATGTTTCCATAACAACACCGAACTCTCTACCAGTTTGTATTATTTCTGACATTGCATTATCAGTTTCGTCTACACCACCAATAGCACCTTCTAAACTATAACCAACAGTATCAAAAGCGTCTGACATAGCAGCCATATCCAACCCTTGAAATGTTTTTTCTAATAGTGTAGCTCTATTAATTGTCTCTTGTGGTATAGTTAAGTTTCTACCTATAGTCATTCCTATCTTCTCGAATGTTTCATATAACTGGTCTGCTGATATGCCAAATTTTGCCATTTCAACCCCACCTGCATTCATATTGTCTATGGTATCAAATAATTGTTCGTTGGACATCCCTAGCTTTTGAGAGATTCCTAGTCTTAGGGTATCTTCTAGTGCTACCATATCTAGTATGGAACTCATATGGGTTTCCATCGCTGAAATACTAGGTATTCCGTCTTTCATGATGGACATCATTTTCTCTAATTCCTGAGGACCCATTCTGCCTTTTGGCGTCCTTACAGTTGACATTTCATCTAAGTACTTTAACGCTCCTGTAGCTGGTCCTGTACCCCTACCGGTACTAGACCTAGTAGATTGGTTGCCATAGACAGCGTTACCAGAACCATCAACACCCTTATAAATTCCCTTACCAGCAACCATATCACCAACATCTGGTGTAATAGCATATGATGGTATTGGATTGGTTATTCCGTTTTGTGTAGCTAAATTATATGATAGTGGATTACCCTTAGTTCCGTATTTTTCAATGGACTTAACTCTGGCTTGATAATTTGGCTCGTCTTTGTAGTTAAATACCCCGATTGGGACACCTAATTCTGGGTGAAACGCTATATAAGGTATGGCACCAGATAATAAGCGTTCAATAAATAACTGTTTTAACAATTTAATCATCTAAGTCTATTTAATTATAAATAGTTAAAAACTGTTTTTAGATTTGTTTTTTGCTTGTTCTATTGCCTGATTTTTTTTACTAAATTCTTCTATTAAAAAATTAATATAAAATCTTCTTTCAAAGGTTGGCATAACTAATATGTCAGAATATGGTATATGTAGGTGACGCATAAGGTAGTAAAACTCTTGTAACAGAGCATTCCTATATGCCGTAGAAAGGACGAAAAAACTCAACACCAAAAGCAATTCTCACTCCAACCTCAGTGTTAGATGGTGAATTTACAATAATATTAAGGTCTATTGCTGGGGTATTTTCTCTAATGACTTTTCTAATGTTTTGTGAGTCTCTAATTGGCATTGTTTGGATGAATTGAGCTATTGTCATTGCGTCTCTAACACCGTCTACCTCTTTAACAATTTTTTCTAGTTGTTTTGTCATATAAGGGTTAACAATGTTATTTTTATTTGCCTTGTCAATTTCTTTTAGTTCTTTATCATCAGTAGGGGTTATGAAGGATAATTTAACTTTCTTCTTAGAAATATCTAGAAAAAACTCAAATTCATTATTACCATCTATTTCAACACCAATGTCCTTTGTTTTTAATATAGACAAATCAAATGTATGACTAAATTCTTCTTTTGTCTTAGGGTCGGTTAATTTAATAGTATAATCAGTACCAAAAGCTGTATTACGTAAAAATATTAGAACCGCTTCTTTATCACATTCTGGCATATCTGTTAACAATATGTCCTTATCTAAGATTTTTCTAGTTAGTAATGTATCTACTAAGTCACCACTATCCTGTAGTGCTGGTGAAGCTAATAGATTTTCATCTGAAGCATTTAGGTATGTTACCTTAACACTAGTCTTTTTATTTTTATAGAAAATCCCTTGTGATGGTAATGTTACGATGTCGTATGGTAAAATAGTCTCTTGTTGTCCTTGCATAATAGTTTAAATTTAATAGCTGCTTTATAATTGTAAATACACAAACTTATATATTCTAAATACATAAATTTATATTTTATAAGTAATTTGTAGCATATAAGCTATAGTTTGGTTGTGTATAAAGTAAAGTGTGTTATTTATTAATTTTTACAAAGTATTTTTTGGTACGTTGTGGGGGTTACCTTTTATCGGTAAGGTAAGAACATGTAAAACATTGTTGTTGTGTCTTAGGACGTCTTAAATGACTATGTATTGGTGTTAAATAAGAAAAGTCCCTACAAAGGGACTTTAATTTAAAATTATATATTTTTTATTAGTAAACTAAGATACATCTGTCTGGTCTTAGGGTCGCGGCAATATTTACTAGTCCGTCATCACTATAAGCTAAATCGTTAAAATTAACGTCAGTTAAGAAACACCCTTGTAAAATCCACTTCTCCACCACAACACCTGTTGGGTCTAATAACTCTAAGTCTATATTCTTTTTATACCCAGCAGCGTACCCCATTCTACCAGTTACTGATTCTGCATGCATTCTAACCCACTCCATCAATGCTTGTGCAGCTGAAGGACCGATTGGGTCTCTAAAAGTTACATTAATAGTACCCCACACAAACCTACCAGCTACATAAGTTGATGTATTTAGGAAAGGAACCTCCACTGAATTTATTGTCACTTGTGGTCTTGAGGTGCTTTCTACGTACCATTCGTTAAGCCCTAGAGAGGAGTCAAACCTCATAATAAACCTATTCTTTCTCTTTGGTTCATACGGTACGGGCATTTTCATTAATAAGTCAGCCATATCTTTTTTAATTTTTTTTTAGTTTTTTATTATATAATATAAATATATCGGTAATGAAAAAAAAGAACTAATTCGTTTGTTTTAATACTATTTTATTTATACCACCGTCAGAAGTATCATAAACAACAAAATCAACTTCCGGAAATTCTACCTGTAACACCTCTTTAATAAAAGGTACTATAGCGTTTATGTTACCTAAATCATCATCACTAAACCCGATAGACAATTTATTATATTTTGTATTTACCATTTCAGAAGCTTTAAAGACTATCTTACTAACGTAATCCCTTAACGCTATTTTTTTATTTTCCTCTGGATTTGCCGCTGAACCACTCTCCAAACCAAACTTATCCGTAAACGACCTTGAAGTCACTGGGTGATAGTCGTGTGTATCTAGATAGGTTTTTAATACTAATTCTGGTGATTGTCCGTCTAATTCTGGTATTTGTTGTTGTACATTATCTATCATAGTAGCTAGTTCGTCCTCGGTAAAAGTGTGGGAAATGACTAAATCCATACCTTTTCGCAATGTTTCTGGTTTGTGACCTCTAGCTGTTATTATAGATATTGGATTTGCGTATATTAGTGCTTCCTTAAACTTTTCGAACGAAGGAGCGTAAGATTTTGTATTCAAAGCTTTTTCTAAGTCACTAATAAAACTATCGTCATTTATAAAGTTATCAAAAGCTCCGTCATCCAACCTATAATTTTCGTTGTCTCTTACTATCGCAAACTCATCGGTAGTGACGTCAACACCACCCCAACCATCATCAGAATCCTTTAACATTTTAATTGTGGTGGGCATATTGATAATATTATCGTCCCAGTCAAAAGAATAAGCTCTTATGTGGGTAGTATCTGTATTTTGTTCCACTAGACCTAAACCAACCCTACTTAATTGTTTATCGGTTATAATAATTTGTTGTGACATATAATATAAATATAAATTAATTTGGTTTATTCAACTTATTTATTTATATTTGTAGTATGAAAAAAATAAAAACCATATTATTGTTATTAGTTACGACATTCATGTCATTAACATTTACTTGTAAGTCACAAACTTTTCTAATAACTGATAGGGTTTGGAATGTTGAAGCGTCGTTAGATGGTTATTCTGGGGTATACGAACCTCACTACACTAATGATGTTAGTTTGGAGTCTTACACTGTTTCTACTAATGAAATTACTTTAGATACCGTACTTGGTACTTTGAGTGTAACTTTTAGGTCTGAAGAACCTACTGACTCAATTTATTGGAACCTAAACATAGTCACAGTAAACTATGTTGGTGGGTCTGGTGTGACGTATAATTTTCAAGACTATACTAGTGGTTCTTATGGGTTGTTGTTCATAGAAAGTGATGGTACTGTATTATTCTTATTGGAGAAATCTCTTTCTCTTAATGAGTATTTTGGGTTTTTAGGTTCTGTGGAGTCTGTCGTTGAGTATGGTTGCTGGACCGATTAATTTTTTGTTAGTATACCGTAACTTTTAGGTAAATTATCTCGTATATATTAATAGTAGAAGTTTAATAAATAAAAAATAAAAATCATGTTAGAAATCTTAGTACCATATCTTATAATCTCACAAATCTTAATGTTTGTTTTTTTAACAATCAACGAAAAAAGTATTCATGAGGGTTATCTTTCTTTCGAAAATAGACGTGGGGACACACCCACAACTAAATGGTATGTATTCTATATTATAACACACATATTAAAAGCTCCTTTATTATCTCCTTTAATTTTGATTTTACTTTTGATGAATGGTGGTAAGTTGGTAAAATAAAAAAAGGTCCGTTAGGACCTTTTTTCTATTAATGTGTCATTTTTATATTCTTGGTACTGATTTAATAACTTTTTTCATTTTCTTTATATCTTCTTGAATCAACTCTTTTTCTGACATTTCTTTAGATTCATTGAACCCAAAACCACCAAACTCAAATTTGTCTTGGTTGAATCCACCCTCTTCTTCCGTAGAGTCTTCCATATCACCACATTCATCAATCTCCTTTGACGCTTTTTTCATAGACTCTTTTTTATCCCCATCACCATCAAGGTCTAAAAAATCTGGTTTTACACCTTCTTCTAATTCTGGGTAAGGCATGTCATCAGAAACTTCGTCATAACTCCTTGGAGCTTTTTGGGACGCACCAGAACCAATGAGTTCAGCACTTATACTCATGAAATTACCTAATTTAGTGATAGAGTTAGCTAACTTTTTTCTAGTTTCACTATCTTTAATCATATCATAAGCTTTCTTGATACCATTAAGAACATTTTCTATGCCCTCACCAGCAGCGACCCCAGGATTTCTATCGTACTGACCTTGTTCTAAAATAGTTTTAGAATAATCAAAAACATTTAAATCTAGACCTTCTCTAGTTATGGACTCTCTAATTAACTTATTAGCCACCCCAATTGATTTAACAATATCTTTATAGTTGCTTTCGTTTAAAATACCAGATAGTCTATCAAATTGTTCTTCACTTAAAATAACATTTTGCTTTCTATTGTTAGTGAAGGACTTTTTAGTTGGTCCTGGTATGTTTAAACTTTTGTTTAACGTCTTTTTATTAAATTTCATAATTTATTATTTCTTATAAATATTATACATCTTCAAAAGATGCCCCGGTAGGTGTTACTAAGAACTCTACAAAAATATACTCTAACGCTCTAGTAGGTTTAATGTAAATTTTACCACTCATTTCATTTCTATCTATTTCTTCTGGGTCACTAGAAAGTACCACTCTAAAGTCAGTTAAACCCCTATCTCTTCTAATAGAATCTAATATTGGGTTAACTAGGTCTAAGAATTGTTGTCTTACTATATCATCGTTTTGTTCGAATATTAATCGTATAGCTACAGCTGAAATTAATTTTCTTGTTTGTAATAATAACCTTCTAACATTAATTCTATCTAATGCTGACTCTTTAAGTTGTAGTGTTTTATTCCCCCAAATAATTGGTCCCGTATCACTAAATGTAGCGATTGGGTTCAATCTACCCACGTATAACGTATCTCTTTCGTCTAAAGTAAGTTTCTTTCTAGCTTTAACTGCGTTTACAATACCTCTAGTGTAACCAGCTGAAGCGAACCACGGGAATGCAATATTATCAGTTAATGCTATATTTCTCATTACTTCTGCAGTTGGTGGAATAAATATTTGTTTATTATTTGCCGTATCCCTAATTTGTATCCAAGGATAATAAGTAGCTGAATAATTTGAGTCTAATAATGAGTCTTCCATATTATCTACAGCTTCTTCTGGTGTAATTTGATTTAGTGTGTTAGTTGACGTTGCTACAAACATATTATAATCTGGTGTTGTAGTAATATATAGTGAATCAGCTCTATCATTTTCAACCATATCTATAGTTTCATTAACTAGACCTAAGTTATCAACGTAATCAATACCTGGTGTAGCAAAAACATTAATGTCAACAGCTTCTGGGTTGTTAAACGTATTAACCCC